AAAGAATTTGAAATGCGTAAAGCTGCCAAATCATTTGCTAAAAAGAAAATATCTAATACTGGTGACATTGATATTAACAATATTTACAAATACAAATTAGATGATAATATCTTTCGTAAGATGATGCAATTGCCTAAAGGTAAATCTCATGGATTAGTATTATTATTAGATCGTTCAGGTAGTATGAGTTATAATATGGCATCGGCATTAGAACAAATTTTAATTTTAAGTATGTTCTGTAAGAAAGTAAACATTCCATTTGTTTTATATGGATTCGGTAATGATATCAATGGTCGTATGTATGATACTGCTGATGGTTTATGTAAAAAAGAACAATCTTTTATTAAAAATGATAATGATATTGCATTTGACGGAGTATACTTAAGAGAATACTTAAATTCTAACATGAGTAGTGCAGAATATCTAAAATGTGTTAAAAATATTTTGGGGTTAAAGAAAATATACCAAAGTGATAGACTATATCTTCTTCCAAAATCTGAAGGATTATCCAATACACCTTTAACAGAATCACTGATTGCATTACGTGATACAGTTAATGATTTTCGTAAGAAAAACAATTTAGATTTAGTGAATTTATGTATTGTGCATGATGGTGATGCCGATTGGACTAATACATATGTTAAAGAAGATGGTATTCAAAGATTTTCTGCTATAGCACAAAATGTAATTATTCAAGATAAGAAAACAAAATATCAAAAGAAAATGGATAATAATCATTCATTGCGTGCTGTGATATTTGATTGGTTTTCAAAAACTACTAATACTAAAATCTTTGGATTTTTTATTACAAAAAGACCTAATCGTAGTTATTTCTTGAATGATTATAGATATGAAGGTGGTTTGTCTGTTGAAGATATGGCGAAAAAACTAAATCCAACTTCTCATTATCATGTTCGTGAAGAATTGTTAGATGTATTAGTAAAAGATATGCGAAAAAATAATTTTGTTATATCACACAATCTTGGATATGATGCTTTCTATATCATTCGTGGCGGTAATGATGTTGTAATTGGTGATGAAGAATTAAAAGTTGAAGGTGATTTTACTACTGGTAAGTTAAAAACTGCATTTTCAAAATTAAATAAAGCAAAACAGTCCAATAGAGTCTTAGCAACACGGTTTATTGAGAGAATTGCCGCTTAAGTTATTGATTCTTATAGTAAAAATCTATAGGTATATCACTTGACATTCGGTAATACATGTAGTATAATGGTTGTATCTTAAATGACATTGGGAGTATATATATTATGAGTAAGAAAATGAGTGATGCTCGTGAGAAGTTTGTTAAACTAGCAATCGAATCTGGTAAAACAGAATTAAGTCGGCAAGAGATTAATGCCATTTGTAAACAAAATAATCTAAAACGACCACAATGGTTAATTAAAGATCCAACTTGTCGTATTGGTCGTGGCATGTATAAAATACCTGTGACTGATTCTACAGTGCAAATGGTAGGACAAGTTGTTAATATGAAAAAAGAACCAATGATAGAAGTTAAACAAGGCAATCGAATTACTAATGTTGTTACTGATTTGGAAAGTAATAATTTAGTACCTTCAATCTATAAGAATTTTGTACCTTTTGGACACTTCAATGATCTATTAAACATTGTAAGTTCCAATCAATTCTTTCCGTTATTGATTACTGGTCAATCGGGTAATGGTAAAACAATGTCTGCCGAACAAGCATGTGCCAAGATTGGTCGCAAGTTTGTTTGTATTTCAATGACACCAGAAACCGATGAAAGTGATTTGTTAGGTAACTATGTATTGATTAATGGTCAGATGGAATGGCGAGATGGTCCTGTAACGGTTGCGGCACGACAAGGTGCAGTCTTATGTATTGATGAGATTGATTATGGTGCGGCTAATCTATCATGCTTACAGCGTGTATTTGAAGGTAAACCATTCTTATTGAAAAAGAAAAATGAAGTAGTAACACCTGCAGAAGGTTTTACTGTAATTGCTACCGCAAATACTAAAGGTAAAGGTTCTGAAGATGGTCGTTATATGTTCACTAATGTATTGAATGAAGCGTTTCTAGAACGATTCTTGATTACAATGGAACAAGAATGGCCACCACTTGCAGTAGAAAAGAAAATTTTATTTAAAGAGATGCAATCTGTTGGTAAAGATGATAATGAATTTGTAAATAAATTGGTAACATGGGCAGATATTATTCGTAAGACATTTGCCGAAGGTGGTGCTGATGAAGTTATATCTACTCGCCGTTTGGTACATATTGTTAAATCGTTTGGTGTCTTTAATGATAAGATGAAAGCAATTGAATTGTGTTTGAATCGTTTTGATGAAGATACAAAGCGATCATTCTTAGATTTGTATACTAAGATTGATGAAGATGCAAAACCTACGGTTACTGCTGAAACAGTTATGCCTGACAGTAGTTTGGCTGAAGAAAATTCTTATAAAGCCGCAATGAAATCGGTGTATCAAACTCCCGCTGGAGTACCTAATACCGTAACAAGTATACCAGATAATGTTGCTGAAATTCCAGGTAACGCTTCTCCTCAGTGGGGGCCCTACCGTATGGACTGATGGTAATCAATAACATTTGCCTGTAAAAGTGTTGACGATAATACATAACTAATGTATAATACATAAAGTTTCAGGGATGTGTCGCCTCTGAAATATAAACTTAGTGCGACACAAAATTAAATGGAGTAATTATTATGCAAACTCGTTCACAAAACGAAAAACTGATTGAGTTTTTTAAATCTGGTAAAGAAATTACTGAGTCAGAAGCTAAAACCCGTTTCGGAATTGAGCGTTTCTCTGCTCGTATTCAAGAGCTTCGTGCTGAAGGTTATAGTATCTACCGTAACACTAAAAAATCAGCCAATGGTCAACCTGTTAATCATTATCGTTTAGGTAAACCTACTCGTAAGATGATTTCGGCAGCGTATCATTCTTTGGGCGCTAGTGCATTTGCCTAATCTGTAGTGTAAATTTTATAGGGTGATGCATATATAATTGTATCACCCTCTTTTTAATAATGGATATACTATGGAAATAAAAGTTAAATTAGATGATCTAAAGCAGTTTAAGTTGTTTGTGGCAACCCCAATGTATGGCGGTATGTCATATGGCATGTATATGAAATCGTGCCTTGATTTACAAGTAATGATGATTAAGTATGGTGTTGATGTTAAGTTTTCATTTTTGTTTAATGAATCTCTTATCACTCGGGCACGTAATTATCTTGTAGATGAATTTCTCCGTTCGGAATGCACTCATCTACTCTTCATTGATTCTGATGTTCATTTCAACCCGCAAGATGTAATTGCTTTGATGGCATTAGATAAAGAAGTGATTGGTGGACCTTACCCTAAAAAATCTATCAATTGGAATAATGTAGCAGAAGCCGCAAGAAAACATCCTGATCTACCACCAAAAGATTTAGAATATGTTGTTGGTGATTATGTGTTTAATGTTGTTCATGGTACTAAAAACTTTTCTGTAACTGAACCACTTCAAGTATTAGAAATTGGTACAGGTTTTATGATGGTTAAACGTGAAGTATTTGATAAGATGCGAGAAGCCTATCCCACTATTCGTTATAAACCTGATCATGTTGGTCAAGCAAATTTTGATGGTTCAAGATACATTCATGCATACTTTGATACAGTGATTGATACTAAAGACTCAATCGTTGGTGGAGGTTCAGATCGTTATCTATCTGAAGATTATATGTTCTGTCAGATGTGGCGTAAGATTGGTGGAGAAATCTACTTATGTCCATGGATGAAAACACAACATATTGGTACATATCCATTCACGGGTAACATGCCTAAAGTTGCAGAATTAACGGGTAAATTGTAATCATGAGATGTGATATAGACTATAAGTATAGTGAAGATAGAATACTTAATGAACTTAAACTCTATATTGATAACACTTACGGTGAACACTATTCACAAAATAAATTTCAGGCAACTGAGTTTATAATGGATAGTGGTCACGGTGAAGGTTTCTGTATCGGTAACATTATGAAATACGCACAGAGATATGGCAAGAAAGAAGGAAGAAATAGAAAAGACTTGCTAAAAGTGATTCATTATAGTATAATGGCTCTACACAATCACGATGAATTATATAACAGTAAACCTAAAACAAATATTTAATTATGGAGTATATTATGAAATTATCAAAAAACACAATTGATATCTTGAAGAATTTTTCTACAGTAAATGCTGGATTTTTATTCAAACAAGGTAAGACATTAAAAACTATTTCTCGTAATAAGAACATCTTTGCTGAATACAATTTTTTCAATGAACCAGATGAGATTACAAGTGAGTTTGGCATTTACGATTTGAATAACTTTTTAACTGCAATCTCCATGTTTGGTGGTGATGTAGATATCAAACATGAAGATGGTTCTTGTAAGATTACAAGTGAAGATGGTCGTAATCGTTTACGTTATGTTTGTTGTGATGCAGAGATGCTTACTTTGCCTCCCGAGAAACCTGTTGCAATGCCTGAAGCAGAAATCAAATTTACATTATCTAAAAATGATTATGATTGGGTTAAGAAAATCTCTTCAATCATTGGCTCAACAAATC